TGTAGTCGATTCTACTCTTCCAAATGAACCAGAATTACTAACGTATAAACTACCAGTTATTTTTGCATCACCGACAACTTCTAATACAGCGTTAGGTATAGCACTTGATCCGAAGGATGATGAACCTTCAACTACAAAGTTGGTTGTATCGTCTCCTGCGGAAATAACAAAATTACTTACCCAACTACCACCCACACGACTAAATTCAAGAATCAAATCTTGTCCTGATGGAGTTCCTAGCGCATCCGTAGTTGCCATAGTCCAATAATCGCCGAATGTTACGTAACTTTTATCATTAATGGCTATGCTAGTTTGCCAATCCTCATTAAGAAACGATAATCCACCACTACCACTTAATAATAATGATGCAGCCTCTACTCGACCAAATGAACCAGAATTACTAACGTATAAACTACCAGTGATGTGTTGATCACCAACAAAAGAGTTTGAACCAGTTGTAGCATAAGAGCCACTGAAAGCATCAATTGTGGTCGACGTTACTCCAGTTAAACCACTGCCATCTCCAGAAAACGCACTTGCTGTTACGCTAGTAGCAGTGATGCTTCCTAATATACTCAGACTTCCAGTTGTATTAAGTTGTTTTAAATCCAATTTTGCCATTATTCGTCTCTATTAAAAATTATTGAAAACGTCCCCACCCAAATACTTCATCATCTGAGTCCAAATCATATCCAACTGCAGTACGATTTATATATAAATAGAAAGAACTTCCAGATTGTTGTATCGTAAGAGCATCGTGCTCTATATATGCTCCATTCACAAAAAATATAAAATTGTTTTCGTCGTTCGCTGATACTATCACAGAACCAATTGAATCTGGGGCCGAAGCAGTTACTGCTGTAAAGACTGCTATTGAGCTTCCAGTATAATTTCCTGAACCACTAGCATATAACGTATCTGCTTGAACTACATTACGTTTTAATAAATATGTGTAAATGTCATCATATGCCACTTTTTGTCCCCCTACTCAAAAAATCCCCACGCCAATACTTCATCGGTCGACTCAATTTCATATCCCACTAATGCAATATTTACGTTTAATTTAAAATTAACACCACTTTGCTCAATAGTAAAAGCATCATGCTCTATGTATAACCCGTTCACAAAAAATAAATAATCTTCGGCTGATGTCACCCTTACTCCACTCGGTGCTGTTGTTGATGTTACGTTAGCAAACGTCACAACAGAATACCCGCTCCCATTATCAGACACAACTGATGTTGCTTTTTTCCACTTATCTTGTAATAAATATATTAATACTAGTGCTTCATCAGCAGAAGGTGTTGGTGCTGGACGTGTATAAATATCATTATTAACTTTATTTTTAATTTGTTTAAATAATTCTAATTCACTCAACGTTGTTTCCACGCCAAGTTTTATTTCTTGTGTCGTAAATCTCTTCTGCACTGATGGGTATTCGTTGAAATATTCTGGAATTAAATACGCCTTCAGTGTTAAATTAAAATTCGATTTCACAAGCCGCCCTTTGTCTGTCGTAATATCCACGTTTTGACTGATCGAATCTATTTTTGTATAAAATTTAAAGTTGTTTTCTTCTCCCCAATACTGTCCCTCGTTCACGAAAATCTTTTCTGTTATAGTATTCATTTGTTCTATAAATGAAGTAACTATAAGAAATTCGTATTCAACTACAACGTGGTCTGGAACAATCATACTATACATTTCATATGTCCGCTTTCTATTAACTCCGTTTAATAATGAAAACCTGTCATACGAATTTTTGTTAGACCATTTTAATGGGAATTGATGTAATATGTTCCTGTTTGCTTTATCTATTGGTATTTCATCGTTTCTAGAAATACTCGTCCTTCGTAAAATTATATGCGGAGCAACAACAGTACCTTTCTTGTCCCTCATATAACCCAATAACTGAACATCTCTCCACAATTCAGACGTTGCATACTTAACAGGAACATCTATTAACACACCGTTTTCTCTGACTGTCGGTTTAATTACGCCTTGAAAATAATTGATTACTGTCCTGTCAGCATCTTCAATGCCAACACTCAAACCTTTAAACGTATCGTTGCTTCGTTTTATGTGTTCTGCTCTATTCCACCTCGAAGGATGACCAGAAAACCGTAGGCTTCCATCATATTTTTCTCGGCGAGTCCGTGGAAGTGGTTTGTCTTTCCTAACAACGTTTGGAATCATAATTTATTATTCTCTCGTTTTACAGTTGTGTTAAATCTATATCACGTACTATCGTTTCAGTTCCCAATTTTATTTCCTGTGTAGTATATTTTTTCTGGATCGTTGGGTATTCATTAAAATATTCGGGAATTAAATACCCAGATAACATTAAATTAAAATTGGACTTGACTAATCTACCTTTTTCTGTCGTAATATCTACGTTTTGACTGATCGAATCTATCTTTGTCGAAAATTGATATTTCTTGGGGTCTCCCCAAAATTGACCCTCATTAACGAAAATTAAATCTGTTATTGTATTCATCTGTTCTATAAATGAAGTCATTATGAGAAATTCATATTCAATCATAACATAGTCTGGAACAATCATGTTGTACATTTCGTATGTTCGTGTCCTACCAACTCCTGTCAATAATGAAAATCTATCATATACGTTTTTTTCAGACCATTTTAACGGAAATTGATGTAATATGTTCCTGTTTGCTTTATCTATTGGTACACCATCATTTTTTGAAACGTTTGTTCTACGCAAAATTATAATCGGAGCAATAACAATACCCTTTTGATCTCTCATATAACCTGTTGACTGGACGCTTCCCCATAATTCAGAATTAGCATATTTGACAGGAACGTCTATCAATAAACCATTCTCTCGTACTTTTGGTTTTATTACGTTTTTGAAATAATTAATCACTGCGCTGTCAATATTTTCAAGCCCAACACTCAGTCCCTTAAATGCGTCGTTGCCCCTTCGTATATGTTCCGCTCTATTTTCTGTAGATGGTATCCCAGAAAATCTTAACGCGCCATCTTGATTTTTTCTTTTGCTTCGCGGTAATGGTTTTTCCTTTTTAACCGTATTTGGAATCAAAATTTTGTTCCTCCATTATATATTTTTTCCGACCCGCACGTTTTCTAATTGAAGTTTGTCTCGAGATACCATATTAGCAGTAGCAACAATAGAGTAATTTTTATTTGTAATACCACCAATTAACTGGTTTTCAACTATACTGTTTATTTCAAAATATGATTCATTCCACTCAATAATATCACCAACTTCTGGATAAAAGTCCCTAGAAGCAATCATCTCTCGATGGAACGCGGCTGTAATTGTCTGAGATACATCAGGCCCATACCCCTCAGATGAATCAGTAACTTGTTCGTCGTGCGTCATTAATACCCCAATCTGTAAACCTTGAGTGTATGTTTTTTGGGTAGATTCTCCATATAAATTCGTCTCGGTTTCAGTACTAATTTTATACACAACAATAATGGTCTTTATGATTCGATTAAGTAGTTCGTTGCTCAATGAATTAAAAAATTTTATGTCTCGCCGTCTGTTAAATAAAGCATCACCCATTTTTTTATCTCACGTTAATTTATGCAACAATTATTCCTTGAGGTGGTGGAATGTTTTTTAATATGCTACTCATAGCAGACTCCTGAGCTTCTTTCTTTTCCCACTGTCGATTCATACTAGCCTCTTCCAACGATTCTCGTAGTTGCGTAACCAACGCTTCCTTTTCGCTCTGAGCTTCACTGCGTAACGTATCTCCATCAAGCGTTATTTCAGCATTCGGTATGGGTATTTGTTGATATTTTCCTCGTACGCTACCCAACGTTTCTTTAACACAAGCAAACCCATATTTTCGTATCCAATACTTTCCAGGTTGATTAATAGACCTATAATCAATTTGTTGATATTGAATATTTGAATAATCTGATTGTACCTCGCTTGATGTTGCTGACGTATCTTGACTGCTCAATGAACCTGTCGTACCTTGTACAGTGGTAGCATCTCTCTCGTCAATAAAAATATACTCAAACCATAATTTATATGATGTCGTCGGTATTGGAAATACCCTTAATACATTATTTTTTAATTCAAATGAATATGCCGATCTACGTATCTGATCATTCAACTCAACTGATTGTACTCTAAGCAAATCTTCGTATATTGGGAATAATACATATTCTATTGACGGTTGCCATCCACCCCAACCAAACTCGTCCATTAAATTATTACGAGCAAGACCTGTCTCAACAAATGGATCATAATATCTCGATATTGCTGGACGACCTTCATGGAAAATTCTTTTTATTTCAATCGGGCGACCACCAACATATGTGTCAGCCCAAACATTTAAATCATAATCTTGCTTCGAAGCATTTAATTGAACACTTCCACTATGCCAAGTTACATTACCACCAGCACCAGCTTCAGAACCATATGCTTTTGCTAAACGAATGACGTGTGATAATCCAGGATTTATTATAGCTTTCTGAGTAAGATTTATATCTGTAGATAACCCCTGTGCAGCTAATCTGTTTTCTCTGATATTAAATTGATTAACTTGATTCGTGAATTCGCTTATAGCTTCCTCAAAACAGTCATAAAAATCATAATCAACCAACTCAACTTCCACAACTGGATATCCCAGACGACGAGC